AAGAGTATGGTGTACTGGTTGCTATGACAGATCATTACAGGTCGGTTCTGCATCACCTTGACAACAAAGAAAACGGACTAAATTATACTAAATATAAATCACCATTCAGATCCGCCTCAGTCGAGGTAGGTGATGGGCGCTAAAAAATAGAGATATGACAGAGCAAGCTGTATTATTTCCTGAACCAATTGATATTCCAGAGGCTCACATGAAGGCATTTATCGTGTGCAATAGTTCGCCTACGCAAACATTTTACTTGCTTAAAGATAAAATACTCACAAAGTACGGACATCGGAATGATTACGATTTGCAGACCATAAAACAAACCTGCAATTCATGTGATGGAACAGGTAAGTTTAAGTGCCATTGGAAGCGCACTGAAACCTGTTGGTCTTGTGGTGGTGATGGTGTCTTTAGAATAAAGAAAATAATACTGGAACGGTGGTTAATCAATGGAAATTTATTTCATAAACCGCTTGGAGAATTTATTTACACCCCATTTTCCGGTATAATCAAAAACGAAATTCAGGGCTATATCAGGCATGAACGGGTGGAAGGAAACCCGCATTATTGCCTGTATTATCTCATGTGGAATTATGACAGGGATATGTTTTTTAAATACCTAACAAGTGATGTTCAGTGCTATTACAAAAGGGAAAGACTTAAATTCCAAAGGTTGCTGAGAAAACACAATCCACTTAATGCCATAGCTGAATTTCTACAAGTTAAGAAACAGGAAACAGACGATTTACCATTTTAAACCAAGATAATATGATCCCCACAAACATCGAACTCAACTTTGCAGGTCACGTTCACACTCAAACACCACTATCATCATGACCAAAATACGATCACCATTTAAAGATAAGGATGGAGTGCAGTTGTACGCAGACGATTACATCGAGTACGAAGATGACACTTCGATGGAAGAGCCTTTTATGAGGGAGGGCGAGGATGCGGGGAAACTATGCCTGTCAACTGACGACTCTTGGTATATTGACAATGCGAATACTGCCGACCCTGAGAGTCCTGCGTTTAATTGGGGGAAGGTGAGAAAAGTAACGAAAATATAGCTCTGGGAGGGCTTTGTAAAACCCGTTAGAAGTAATGAATAATCCGAAAGTAATTGAAACGGTAATTGCAGGTGCAACTTATAAAGTGCCAACCTACAAAGTAACAAATGAAGGCATCGAGGATGGTGCAGGTATTGAGATTGTTTTCTGCAAAGGAAATAAAGAAGACGAAACGGTTTTGCGTCAAGAGGGCGTATTTACTGAAACAATTATCCAAACTGCGAAACAGTATTTGGAAAGCGTAAACGTTGGCGATATGGCAACAAGAGAAACGTCAATGGTAATTACAAAACTTGACGAAGCCCTTATGTGGATTAACAAAAGAGCAGAGGATAGAAAATTGAGAGGAGTTCAGGCGACTTATCAAAAGTAATACTTTGCGTTTTGTTGCGATAAAAAAGGGGTAGCATTATAGCCACCCCTTTCTCATTTCCGCTCGTCTCGTTTCATGACATAAACCTCACTTTTATCGAGGCCATGTGACGCTTGTAGTCATCGCCCGATGGGTAGCCGTTTATTTTATAGTACTCCCTTAACCTATCAACAAGGGAATAATTTACTCCGCCTCTGATCGTTTCGTTACGATCAATTTTAACCCGTCCATTAGCGGTTATGATACGGTTGAAGTCTTCTATCATAGAATTAGAATGGGAGGTCGTTGTCGTTACCCGGAGTGGATGGCGTAGAAGCGGATTGCGAAGTCGTTCCGCTCGGTGGTGGTGACAGTAACTCCAATTCTTCCACACGCACCTCACTAATATGCTTTTTAACGCCATCCTTGTCTGTGTACTCTCTGTTTTGAATCTCACCGATCACACACACTTTGCTGCCCTTCTTGGTGTAAGCCTCAAAGATACCTGCCACTTTCTCCCATGCAATTACTCTGTGCCACTGCGTTTCTTCTTTTTTCTCTCCCGATTTGTCTCTCCATCTGCGGGTTGTAGCAAGACTCATCGTTGCGATTTTCTTACCATTTACGTCTCTGATCTCAGGGTCTTTGCCCAATGTTCCGATTAAAATTGCTTTGTTCATTTTGATTTTTCGTTAAATTGTTTATTTATTGTGTTGATTTCACTGTAAATCCTCTCCGTCACATACCCCACAAGATACGCATAAGCCTCGTCCGAATAACCGATTTTTAATTTCATGCCTACTCGGTACAGGATATAAGTTACTGCATGAAATATTTCGTGTTGCAAAAATCCGTAGTCAAGCGGTGTGGTGGGTATCTCAGGTGTTCTTATAAATGTTTGGTTAGACTCGAAAAGAACAGTTCTGCCTCTTACTGTTTCTTTTTTAAGCATGGCAAGGTCAATGTCCGATTCGCTGATAGAACTATATCTGCTCAATTCCTCTCTAACCTCCTCATCCGAGTATCCCATCATAACCATAATGTCAAATGGGTAGATGACGAGGGGGATTAGTAGTTTTAGGGTATCATTCATCTGCCTGCCCCCATTCTCTGCACCACCCGATGCACTGTTGATGTGCACCACTGTCCGCCTGTTGAGGTGCGGAAACCTGCCTCATTGAGACTTTTAGCTACTTCGTTATAGGGTAGCCCCTTTTCTCTGAGTAACAATGCGTGTGCGGTTGCCTTCTCGTTGTCGGGATTACTTCGGGCTGCCTCTGCTTGTATTTTAGCGCCGATCACTCTGCCCTTGTTGGTGAATAAGTGCGGGTTGCCTGTTGGTTCTCCTCGCTGCTTTTTGGCTTGTAGGGCTGCTTTGGTACGGATTGAAATTAATTCCCGTTCTCTTTCGGCAAAAGCAAAGTAAAGGGTGAGCATGAAACGGTCAGGTTTTCCCGGCAAGTCACAAAACTCAATTTGACCGGGCAGCCAGTCCAGTACTGTAAGTCCATCTTTTACATCACGGCTTAACCTGTCTACTTTAGCGACTACAAGGGTGTAGCCGTTCGTTTTACAGAAATCAATTGCCTGTTTTAGTACGGGGCGGTCGGTAATCGTTTTAGCCGATTCGACTTCGATATATTCTTGTTCTAAGGTAGGGTAGAAACGAGCAACGATTTGCTGCTGTGCCTCGAGTCCCAGTCCTGAGTCCCCCTGCTTCTTGGTGGATACTCGGTAATATGCTACGTATTTCATGTCTACCATCCCTCCATTGGAAATTCGAGATAAACTTGTGCGTTTACTCTTATTTCATTAGTAATTGATTTAACTCTGTCGGTGTTTTTACTTACCCTTCCAAACCACCTCCATCCATTACCGACCGCTTTTGTTCCACTATGGAAACATTGCCAATCAAAGTAATATAAGGTTCGGTCTTGGGAAGCTATTCTTGCCATTTTAGACTCAGCAAGTAAAGATTCTACTTCTGTATGCCATTTTCGGTATATTAATTCTCCATCAGGAACTCTTGGCATCGTGCATCCGCCTATTGCAAAATGAGTAGGGCAAATATCTGCATTGACAAGCCCTAATATATGTTCACTTTTATAGCGTGGATTATCATAATCAGGTTGCCCTGCGGTAACAAAGTGTTGACCTACCGGAATTTCAGGGCGTGGCACATCGTCGTGATGAAAGCCGGGGATTGCAGGAAACCAGCCCGGCATTAACATATGGACTCTGCTATCAAATACGACATCTTTATGCCAATCGGTTGGTAATGATTCGATAAACGAACGGGTAATTTCTCCTCCGTTATGGTAGGCAAAGTAAAGATCAGAGTTAAAGAACATAGGCTCGTTCTTAATCTTGTCATTACTGATTTCTTGAGCGAATTTACCCATTAGAGTAATGTCGCTGCTGAAGTGTTTGTCGTTATTCATGCTTCAAAATATTTTAAATAATAATCTATTTCATTATCGGATTTACCTTCGATGCACAGGATGTGTTCGGGACTCATTCGCTTCATGACGGTATCTATATGATAGGTCATGGTATGACTTGGCGATACTTGCAGTTCTACAAATATCTCAGGGAAGTCGTGGGTTACTTTGAGTCGTGCCATAACTATCCATGTGAACTTGCCGCATTCGTGTTTGGTGTCAACGAGGACAAGCGTGTCACCTAACTGGATGTAGTTGCCTGTGTGGTCGGTCATCATCTACCTATATTTATTCTCAGGTTCAACATAAGTTGCCGCAATACTATCTAACGCCTCATGTAATTTACTGTATGGTTTAATTAGCCCTACCTCCATAATTTTCCACTTGTAAAATGGGTGCACTTCACTAAATGATGTTATACTCATGTAGCTTAATGTATCTCCACCTTGATCTGATACGATTTGGTCAGCATACAATGGGTAGTAGCTATGAATATTTCGTAAGTATTTTTGTTCGGTTTCGTCACTTATGTACCATCCGTATGAGATAAACCCAGTTGTTGTATATATAATACACAATAATAAATACACCAACACAGATGTAATAGTCCATACAATTAAATTAACTCTCATATATCTTATCTTTTAAATAGTTTTTATCTCAATACTACTCTTACCCGCTCCGCCTCCTCCTTCGTGTGGAACGGTATAATCTTGCCGCCAATCCGTATAGGTTGCCATCTATTCCCTATTTTCCGCTCTATACGGTAGCGTGTCAGTTCACGTGACAGGGATGCGTTGTAGGGTGTGGTGCGGGTCATAGTGTACCGATTTTTAGAAGTTCGCCTGAGCAAAATGCCCATCTTTCTTTACTCAATAGATTGAACGGTATATCAGAGTGCTCTATCTCGACTATTGGTAGTGAGCCGAATAGGAAGTACCTGATAATACCAATTTTACCAATACAGTCTTTTGTGCCATGCGAGTTATGTGGCAGTATCATCACTACGTCACCTACTTTTAGTTTTTGTTTCATGTCTCTTTATATTATTGCACTGCACTAAACGGCTCATTGAACACTCCTGATCCCGGTCTGTTACTCATCTTAAATTCTACATACGGGGTGTACTGCATATCCGTAAGAAGTCCGAGTGGTATGACACTGCGCACCTCCCCGTATTTTAACCTCACCCGTATCTTCTGGTCGCTATTCTCAATCTCTTCCAATCTGATCTTGTCAAGCCTTGCCTGTGCTACCATAGTCTCGTACTGCTCAAAGGAGATTAACCCTTCCTTGCATTGCCTGTGAAGGTATAGAATGCGGTTGGTGAGCCAGATATGGGCGGTTGTGGGGTGTTTGGTCATGCGGAAGGTGTTAACTCGTATATATTTCTATTGTCGCTAAGGTTGGTTGTTAAGTACGGATTCGTGTTAATGGTAATAGTGTATAATTTACCGTCAACTTCAAACAATTCGCCTAACTTTATTTTGGTGGCTTGTTTGATTAAATCTTTGAGCTGCATTGCTTTGGGTCGTTTACTCATGGCTGCGTGATGGGTGTTTTAGACCAAAATTCTTCTTGAGATATAAGGCCATAGAATACTAAAGAGTAAAGCACTCTTGTTAATGCTTCTAATTGAATATCTCTATTAGATTCTGCATCTACGTAACTAACTGTCTCTACAAAAATAACATTGTCGGGTCGCTCTCTCGTTAGTCCTATTTCTTTTTTAAAATACTTACCAAAATCAATTATAATCTTATACCCTCCTTTAACTTTCTTTCCTACAAAAGTTGGGTGTTGGTAAGTAGAGTCACTATAATCTGTTTCAGTTATCTTAAAATCCCAATCAGGATTGCTCTTATTATTAAACTGCATCATTTTAAGACACTGCAATATTACAGTTTTAATCAAGCAGGCTTCAGGTGAACCATGTGTTGTAAATTCCGGTGATTCGTGTGTTAGGTGGGTGCTCATGTGCTCGTTATTTTTTGTGTAAATATAAACTGTTAATATGGTTTCTCTCTTGCACTATTTTGTGAAGTTGTGGTACTCTGCGAATGCGGACTAAAACTCACAATCATTAAACCATCTTATATAAAATGGTAGTTGTCTCCTTAGTTTTTTTCGGTATGCCGTGAATATGTCGTTAATAGTAAAGAAACTCTCTTTTTCGATTATTCTTATCAAGTGATAAGTATATGTTTCACTCCATCTCCCAAGCGTGTTGTCGATATAATTTCCGTCGCTGTCAATGTTAAGGAAGTGAATGGTCGGGTAGTTGCTGTTATTCATATAGAAGCACATAGCTATTTTATCCTGATCGTCATTTAACGCATCGTGAACGGCATTCATTTGGCATCTGAAATTATATCTACATACTCCGCTCTTAACAGTTATCTTAGGAAGTGTTGCAATTACCATATTCTCAATAATGGATTTTGCGGTGGTGTCAAATAGTTTCATGTGTATGTAGTGAACTCCTCCGCATCAGCAAGCGTACACACGCTTACTCCGGTTGGGTGGTAGCAAATAACATTGTAACGGTGCTGCGTGTATGACTGCTCAACTTTTTGAATATCACATCTCAGGTAAGGAAATTTCAGCAGTAGTTCGTGTAATAACCTCAGCGCATGGCTTCGGGTGGGACAGTAGACGTTCATGACTCACCCTCCGTTTTCGATACAGGCATTTCCCTTTTAAAGTAAGCACTAACGGTTTCTGAAACGTGTAAGTGTACCACTTCCCAGCCTCTTTGCCCGTGTTGATCTAACCATTTAATAACAACATCGGTTGATGGGTATATCTCACTCATCGCTTGGTATTTATATTCAAATTTTTTCATGGCATCGTGTTTTTATAATTGTGCTTGTGTTACTGCGGCGTATGCCTCCAGCTTCACCATTGTATGTGCTATTCTAACCTGCACTGGGTCAGGGATAGGCTCGCCCTGCGGTACGTTCAGTAGCTCCTTCATACGCTCATGGCATTCACGTATAAGTGCGGGTGGTGATGGGATGGTTAGTAGGACAGGACGCATCCCCGTATTATAGAGAACAGTTGTAGTTCCCGTAGCAGGGTCAAGTGAGTAGTAGTTGCCTTTTGGGTGTCCGTGCTCGTGTACGATTTGGATGTACTTGTGGGTGGTGTGGATCATTTCGGTAGTGTATATAAACTGTGAGTGTTGATAGCTAATAATATGGTGTTAGCTATGGTTAGGATTACTCCCGATAACATATTGTAGCTAACTGATAGGTAGATTCCTGCCCCGATCAACAATAGACTGGCGGCAATTAATAGGCGTAGTTTCGTTTTGAGGGTCATAGCTGCGTTGTTGTGTTTAGTGCATCCACGTTTAAGATGCGGTTTATAGGGGTGAGTGTCGGGTCGAGATGCTGGAGTACTTTAACCTGATCTTCAAATGTTGGGCAGTAGATACTCAGTGACTTATGCTCTATTTTTGATGTCGGTAGGTTTAAATCACTTATACTCAATTTATCTATCTCCGCTTCTACGTTTTCCCAGTAACCAATCTCTGATACGGGACAAGCTCTTTGAGCGAGTTTTAGGGCTATGTGGGCGCAGCGTTTAGCAAGGAATAGGTCTTTATATCCCGTATCCTTTGGGTGGAGCTGCTTTAGGATTCTTACTGCTTCTTGTTGTGGTGTCATCGGGTCAACTCCTTAACTATTCCTACGGCTAATGTACTTGGCACAGTGATACTTCCGTCTTCGTTTTCAGGTATAGCGCAAAAGGCTTCGAGGGTGGAAAGGGGAAGGGATTGACCGAGTTGCCAAGTGGGCGGTTCTGTATTTATCCAGTTCATTCTTCCCCAAAAAATCTCATTACCATCAATCTCAATGTACATCGGCAATTTATTAGATCGAGGCTGCCAATGCGTTGGCTTTGTTCCGTCAGACCAAATTTTGCCTGCCTGCTCACATTTCTGCATCAAGTCGTCATACTCCGCTTTGTTTGTTACTTTAAATTGTAGTGGGGTCATGGTCTGTTATGTTTTTTTCTGGTGTAAATGTAGTGTGGTGTTTTGTTTCGGTCAATGGATTATTTTAAGGATTTGTTGGATTATACTACTGATTTCAAGGTGAAGCGGTCTCAACGGGTGGCATCGGTTCGGGCTTATCCGCATTTACGTTTAGTGTCGCTACGTGTCGGGCGGTTTACCCTGCGTACCTATCGAGTAGTTTCTTTATCGCCCTATCCGCCTGTTCAAATTTGTGGGTAGGTAGGCAGTATGTTTTCTTGGTTGTACCTTCGGGATATTTTTTGGGTTTGCCGGGTGAAGGATGAGGAGGCTTACGGATTAATTGTTGGTATTTCTCCCAAACCTCCTCCACTTCTTGCAGTGCTGTTTTCTTCATCTTATAGATTT